CACCAATGTTCTTGCAAACGGAACATATCAGATGGTTGTTCGTGTGTGGCAAGACTTCTTGCAGAGAGAACCAGCTGGCAGAAACTGGGCAAATAATCAGCATGTAGATCTTAAGATCTATGATAGTTCATATGTTCCAGGTGAAGATGATTCTAGGTCTGTCGCAGATACTGGTACTGCTTTGGTCACTAGCGTTCTTGATGGTGGTATTCTTGGTAAGAATGCAAACATCACTGCTGGCGTTGGTGCAAATGGCACAATTTCTGGATTGCGTGTAATTGATTCTGGCTTCTCTTATGCTCAGGGTGAAAGTGCATTGCTTGAATCAAGCGGCAGAAACCTCGCAACTAGCGCAAGAGTAAGAGTCAATCTTGGTGGCGTTGCAAATGCAGAAGGTTATTATGCTACTGAACGCAGTCATATTTCCACAACTCGTGGTTATATTCAAGACAGCAGATACTATCAAGAATTCTCATACGAAATTATTTCACCAATCTCATTGGCTCGTTATCGTGACATTGCTCTTGAGTTGGTTCACCCAGCAGGTCAGGCATTGTTTGCGAAGTATCGTGCGCAGTCTAATGCCTCGCTTGATATTTCAGCAAATACTTACAACACCAGAAAATCAATTTCCAACGGCTCCATTGCAATCAATAATGGATCGTTTGATCTTGTTGGTACAGGAACATCGTTCACCTCTGAATTTGCCAATAATGACACGATTATTATTGAATATGCGCACAGACAGTTCTATAATATTCCGCTAAATATAGTATCAAGCGCAACGAGCGCAAATGTTAAGATCGCTTGGGCAAACACTAATCTCTCTGGTGCAAATGCTTATTATATTACAGGAACCTTCTGATGGCAGTTTACAAGTACGCAACTAAAGACCTCTCGATTGATGCTGCTGCATCTTTCTTGCATCAGACAACTATGGTTGCAGGAACATCTACCGACGAAGATGGACGCTCAACTAAAAGGTCAAAGATTCTTTATGTCTGCATCGGTCATAATAAAGAATGGCCAAATGAGCCAACACCAACTTTGCCACCAGACAACGAACAGCATCTTTCCTACGAACACTATCGTGAATTGATTGGTTGTCGTAAAGTTACACCAAGCAATATTAGCCATGTTGCTCCAAGATATAACTGGGCAACTGGAACAGTGTACTCCATGTGGCGTGATACTGACGAAGATATGTACGCTCGTGCATATTATGTTTTGACAGACGAATACAATGTGTACAAGTGTCTGTACAATAATAAAGGTGCTGCATCTACAGTTAAGCCAACAGGATTCTCCACTCTTCCATTTACCACATCTGATGGTTATACATGGAAGTACATGTACACCGTTTCATTGAGTGATGCAAACAAGTTCCTCACTCCAGCATATATTCCAGTCAAGACCATTATTACTGGGGATGGCTCAACAGAATCTGATCGTCAGTTGGCAGTACAGAATGCTGCGGTTAATGGTGCGATTCATGTTGTTGAAACAGTGAATGTTGGTTCTGGCTATCACTACATTGCAAACTGCGTAGTTGAGGCAGGTGGTAGAGATACCATTAGACTATCAGCTGCTGGTGATAATCCGCCTTCTCCAATTGATAACTATTACAATGGCGCAAGTATCTACATTCAGTCTGGTACTGGCGCAGGTCAGCTTCGTAGAATTGTTGACTATGAAGGTGCAACAAAGACAATCACCGTCAACACAGCATTTGCAACAACATGTAACACTGACTCTCGTGCACTGTTATCACCAACTGTAACCATCATTGGTGATGGTCAAGGTGCTAAAGCATATGCTCGTGTTAATACTGCAACAGGTGCTATTTCTAATGTACAGGTAATTGCGGTTGGTTCTGGTTATACTCGTGCTGAAGCATTGATCACCGCAAACTCTATTCATGGTTCTGGTGCAACTGCTAATGTTGTCATCTCTCCGACAGGGGGTCATGGCGCAAATCCTGTTCGTGAATTGTATGCAGATAAGCTGATGCTTAACATCCAGTTCAATGGTACTGAAGGTGTTTCTGCTAACGGTAATGGGTACATTCCATCAAATACTGAGTTCAGAACAATCTCATTGCTTTCTGACCCTGTATTGAAGTGCGACTCAAATAATAATTTTGTTGCGGTTGAACATATTGCTAATACATCAAACTCACCGCAGACACTCAGAATGACAACTCGCTTGACAATTTCTTACAATCAGATGGATGGTTCTAATCCTCAGAATCCTCTTGCTGTTCGTGATATTATCACCAACGAACGCAATCGTCTGCGGGCAGAACTTGGCACACTTGAGTTTGTGACTGAATTGGGTTCTACTGCAAGAAAGGCTTCTGCTCTTGCAAATGCAGTTAAAGCGGCAAATGGCGACATTGTTTATATTCGTGAAGATGAGTCGCAATCTGATCCATCTTTCTACACTGCTTATATAAATAGTGTCGAAAGTTACAGCGACTATGCTGCGTTCACTAAAGATGATGTAATTCTTGAAAGCACTAGCGATACCAAGGTCGCAACTGTAGAAGCAATTAAGGGTCCAGAGGCAAACACCTTCTCAGGTGAAATTCTGTTTGTTGAGCATATTCAAGCAGTTACTCGTGATCCAGAGCAAACTGAAGACATTAAGATCATTCTAGATTTCTAAGGGATAAGTAATGGCAATCGAAACCAATCTTAATCAGAGTCCATACTATGATGACTTTGACGAAACAAAAAACTTCCATAGAGTTTTGTTCCGTCCAGGATACTCTGTACAGGCTCGTGAACTTACTCAGCTGCAGACTATCCTGCAGAATCAGGTTGAGCGATTTGCCAATGAAGTAATGATTGATGGCACCATCGTAACTGGTGGTGGTCTTATCACTGATGTAACAAACTATGTCAAGTTGCGTGATAAAGACGCAAACAACCGTGTACTGCTGCTCGGCGATTTCTTTGAGAGCGGTGTTATTGCCAATGTAACAATTACTGGCACAACCTCTGGCGTGACTGGTAAATTGGTTCATGCAGTGGAAGGTTCTGAAGCTGCTGCTCCAGATTATCTTACAGTTTACTGCCATTACACCAATGCTGGTTCTAATAATAGTGCTAAGGCATTCTCTGACAACGAAACGCTGATCTTCCGTCGTTCATCAAACAGCCAGTTTATTGTTGCTGCAAACACAATCACTTCAAGCGCAACTGGTAAGTCGCTGAAGGCAAATATCTCTGATGGTATCTGCTACCATAAGGGACACTTCATTCGTGTTCCTGCACAGAGTATTATCGTTGGTAAGTATAGTGTAACGCCTAATGCATACATTGGGTTGACTACAACAGAAACATTGGTTGACTCTAACCAAGATTCTTCATTGCTTGATAACGCTTCTGGTGCAACTAACTATGCTGCTCCAGGTGCTAATCGCTTGAAGTTGTATCCAACGCTGACTGTACAAGATTACGGTTATGCAAACACTGCTGCATACTTCACAATTGCAGTTGTTGAAGGTGGTTCTATTGTTCAGCGCAGCACCGATACCATTTATTCTGACATCGGCAAGTATGTTGCTGAAAGAATCTATGATGCTCATGGCAACTTTGCCGTGCAGCCATTCAATCTCCGTATTCGTGAGCACCTGAAGAAAACCAATTCTCTTGGTCGTTATACTACTGCCGACGGTGGGGATGCGAACAAGTTGGTTTGCGAAGTTGAAAAGGGTGCTGGTTATGTCAACGGCGACAAGATTACACTACAGGCATCTCGTTTCCTGAATGTAGATAAAGCAACAGATTATATCGTTCGTGATGCTCTGGTTGTTGGTCAGGCATTCGGCAACTATGTAAATGTACAGGAAGCAGTTGGCGGCTGGGATTTCCAGGGTCTTCGCCAGATTCAGTTATACAACACTGCTCAACAAGCGATCACTGGCAAGAACTTAGGTGCTCAGGCTCCAGCAGGTACACAGATTGGTACTGCTCGCATTCGTGGCTTCCAGTGGGATTCAGGCACTCCAGGTACTTGGAATGGTCGTTTCCGTCTTTATATCTTCGATGTCAGCATGAACGCTGGTTATTCGTTTGCTGATGTTCGTGCAATCCGTCAGGAAAATGGCACTTACGATTCAATGGCAGATATCGTACTCGAAGCAACTGGCACTGCTAAGATTCAAGAACCAAATCTGAATACAATGGTATTTCCATTGGGTCAGAAAGCCGCTAAGACTCTGCGTGACGCAGACAACAACAATGACAATCAGTTTGTATTTCGCACTGAAAGAGGTGCGACATTCAATACTTCGGGTCAGGCAACGGTTGTTCTTTCTGCAAACGCTGCTCACACTGGTGGTACTGAATCGTTCAACGATACTGGCTCTCCATTGACTAATGTTGATGAGCGTAATATCCTTGTTGTTGCCAAGACTGCAGTTTCTACTGCGCCGCATACTGGTGTTGTTACGACAATTTCAGGCAACAGCATCACTGGTTCTGGAACCAGTTTTGACACAACATATCAGGTTGGTGATTTCATTACCATTACTGATGGTGGTAACACTTACTTCGAACGAATCACTGAAGTTACAAACGCAACAACTCTGAAAGTTGCGAACTCAATTGCTGTAACTCGTACCAGTGCTTCGTTGCCACACAAGACTACATTCCCACAGGGTTATGTCTTTGATCTTTCTGGTAATGGTACAATCACTTCCACAACCAGCTCAATGACAATCAATCTGCAGCAAGCAAATCTTGCTTCTACCTTCAGTGCTTCTGTGTATATGGATGTGCTGCGTACAAGCGCAACACAGACTGCTAAGACTGTCAATAAGA